TCAGACCGCGACGGGCGCGGCGATATGCGCCTGCGGATGATAATCCTCGACCCGGAAGTCGTCGACCCGGTGGCCGAAGATGTCGGCCGGCCGGCGGACGATCTCCAGCCGCGGCGCACCGGCTGGCGTGCGCGCGAGCTGCGCCTCCACCAGCGCGGCATGATTGAGATAGAGATGCACATCCCCGCCCTGCCAGACGATCTCTCCGGGCTCGAGGTCGCAGTGCAGCGCCAGCATCCGGGTGATGAGCGCGAGGCCGAAGATGTTGAACGGCACGCCGAGCGCCAGATCCGCGCTGCGCTGGAAGAGCAGGCCGTTGAGGCGCCCGTCCGCCACGTTGAACTGATAGGTCATGTGGCAGGGCGGCAGCGCCATGCGGTCCACCTCATCGACATTCCAGCCGGTGAAGAGGAGGCGGCGCGAGGCGGGATTCGCGCGGATGCCCGCGACCAGGTCCGCGATCTGGTTGTGGCCCTTCGCGGCGCGGCGATAAAGGCCCGGTCCCGCCTCGGGCGCGGGCTCGTAGCGCGGCCAGTCGACCCACTGCTTGCCATAGACCGGGCCGAGATCGCCCCAGTCCCGCGCGAAATCCGGGTCCGCGAGGATCTTCGCCTCGAAATCCGCCATAGCGATGTCCATGCCCGTCTCGCGCCGATAGCGGGCAAGCGGCCAGTCGCTCCAGATATGGACGCCCTGCGCGATCAACGGACGGATATTGGTCTCGCCGGAGAGGAACCACAGCATCTCGCGCGCCGCGACCTTCCAGTAGATGCGCTTGGTGGTGAGCAGCGGCACCGCGCCATCGGCCAGCGAGAATCGCATCGTGGCGCCGAAGACCGCGCGCGTGCCGACGCCGGTCCGGTCGATCCGCTCGCTGCCATGTCGCCAGATCGCCCGCATGAGATCGAGATACTGCGCCTCATAATGCGGCGCCTCGGCGGCCATCCCGGAATCTGCGAACGCGGCTTGTGTCGGCATGCATGATCCTTAACGCGCGCGGACTCGGTGCGCCAGCGGCTTCGCCACAACAAGGACGGGCGGCGGAAAGTTCCACCGATTCGGATGAAAATCGCCCCGCTTTCCGGGCGGCAGGTGCGCGAAGCCTGTACCGAAGGAAAAATCCAAACGGAATCAGAGTGGAAAATCCTGCCGCCCCGGCCGTGCTTGCGCCACTCTGTGCGCGTGCCGACAATCCTCGCCTTGACGGATCGTGCCGCGACGGGGCGCGGACAGGCGGTCTGCGCGTCGGTCGAATATGGCGCGATCGATCTTTACGATGCGACCGGCGCCTTCCTGGAGCGCATGATCCTTGTCGGCGACGCGCATTGCCTCGCCATCGATCTCGGCCGGCTGATCCCGCACCTGCTGGCCGCCGACTGCCGGGCCATCATGCTGCACCACAGCCATCCGTCCGGCGATCCCGAGCCCAGCGCCGCCGATCTGGTCGCCACGCGCAAGCTTGCCGGGCTGCTGCGCGGCCTCGGCCTGCAGTTGCACGACCACCGCATCCATGCCGGAACGGCGCATGTCAGCCTGCGCGCACGCGGCCTGCTCTGATGCCCGGACGAAAATCCGCAGCGAGCGCTTGCCAGCCTGCAATGCCCTCACTATAGGGCGCAGCCTGTCTTGTCGGCGCGCCAGCGTGCCGACCCGGTCGGGGAATAGCTCAGCCTGGTAGAGCACTGTCTTCGGGAGGCAGGGGCCGGAGGTTCGAATCCTCTTTCCCCGACCATTTTCGTTTTTCACTGCAATTTCAGTTAGTTAAGTGAATTTTTCAAACTGAAATTGACAGCAAAATTTACAGCAAAAATTGACAGTCGGCCGATGCCCGCCACCTAGAAAGGCAGCGGCGGGGCGCTCGATTCGATCAACTCGGGAAACATCATCGTCATTTCAGCGGCGATCAGTTCTCCAAGCGCCCGTGCAGCCATGGGCCGCGCCTCGCTATCCACCAATTCCATAAGCACCTGTCGGGGCGCATGCCGGAGCCATGCGGCGATAGCGTAGGCCAGATCGGAGTCCGAAACTGTCGGGAAGGAATGGTCAGACTGAGTCATGGCTGAAATAGAACATAAAGAGAACATTGGTTCAAGCGAGTTTCGATGGGCGGAATCAAAAAGGGGAGGTGGAAACCACCTCCCCTTCCCACAAGCCTCGTCGCAGGCTTAACCGAAACTCACTGTCCGCTGACCAATCCGACCGCGCCGCATCATCCCGCCAGCCATCGCAAAGCCACCGATCATCAGCGCCCAGGTCGCCGGCTCGGGAACAGGACCGCTTACCGAGAAGCCTCCCGCAGAGTAGATGTCATCATCATCGATGGTCCATGACGAGATGACCATGTGGTCAAATACGCCGTCGTAGCGAGTGGGAATCCATTGTATCGGGAAACCGCCCATGCTGCCGGTGGCCAAGACTTTGGTATTCAGTGGCGGCACCTCTCCGGGTGCTCCGTCAAAGCTGACATCGAAACTGAACAGGCCATAATGATCCGCGTAGGAGCCCCCCACATTGCTGACCCCGCAATCCCCATACCATCCGCACGCGAATAGGTCTGGATTATTGGGGTCAACCTGCACGGCTCGTAATTCGGCGTATCCGTAAAAAGTGGTGGTTGTCACAACCGGATATGGGTCTTCATAGGGATTGCCATAGTCGGTCACGGTGATGAGACCGTAAGCCTTGTAACTCATGAGCGTTGCTGCATGAGCCGATGCACAAAGCCCAAGCGCCGCCACACCAGCCAGAAGCATCCTCTTCATCTGCATATCTCCCACCAATTGATGGGTCGAAATCAGCATGGTTAACGGCCAGAGTCAAATTACTGCATGGTATTTCCCACAAAGGATGTGTGTAGTGGATACCATGCAAATCCCAAATATATCCTTTTAAATTCAATATTTTAAAAGATAAATCGATTTATCTCGCGCATGCGACATGACACAAGCCCCCAACGCCCCATATCTGCCTAACCCGGTCGATTCGTCCGCCGCCATGTGAGCCGACGACAACCGGGAGAAATGACAATGCCGAACAATCTTTTTGCCGCCATCAGTGCCGCTTCCGACCAACAGATATTGGAAGCCATTGCGCAGATTTTGAACCTGATAGGGCGCGATATGTGCGCGGATGCGATCTACGGGGCGTTGGAGCAAGACGTGCGGCAAAACGCCGCGTGACTGATCGGGAGCCGCGCCGCCACATTTTTGCCACACATAATCCAAGAGACATGGCGCGTTTTATGTGCAGATAGAGCGGCTCCCTTCGATTCCCGAAGCGGTTAAACGATTGGAGTAAGACCATGCAGAATGGTATTGAGAGCGAACTGAGCAAAACCTTGCAACTTGCGCGCATTGCTCAAGCGCGTGACGCGTTGGAGGCAAGCATGTTGGGCCGGAACGACGCGAAGCTAATGGCAGATGCAGTCATAAAATTGGCCCGACGGCTCGACTCGATCTCGATAGAAGAGAAATTGCTGGTTAGCGCAAAAACCGATCCCGTTGGATATATGCGTCACCTTAAGGAGCTAGCTGATTACGCTGAACGCTTCGAGTATCTGAGTCCATATGATCTGGATCATGGCGACGCCCTAGCGGCGATCAAGAAGCTCTGACGCGCTAGACAACCTGCGACCATTAGGTATCGTATCGAACTCGCAACAGACGGGGGAATTGATGCGATACCTAGCTTCGATTGTCATGCTCACAATGGTTTGCAGTTGTGGTCCCTCCGCGCGTGAGCAAGAAATTGACCGGGAGATATCCGACTTGAACTCCAGGTTAAGCCGATGCGATCAACTCCGTATCGAAGAAAATCAGGCGGAGGGAGCTGCCGCGCTTGCTCAATGGGATCAGGCGGCTGCTAACAGCAGCGATTCAATATCCCAAAACCAAGAGGAGGAAATTCGCACCTCCCTTAGCAGGGAATTGAATATCCCGCCAAATAAGGTTGCATGGAAAGATATTTATAGGGCCCGAGCCGAAATGTCGAAGCTGGATGCCGAACGTGCCGCCTCGAAAAAATCTGGAGATTATTATATAGAATGCAGTCAGCAGTTCGTATGGAGAAGTAGAATTGATAATCTTGAGAAAGAGAAATTATCCATCAAGTAAATTTCCTCTACAGAGCGCAATCCATTTCCAGAGTGAAGGGGGCTGCACACTCGCTTGACTTCGAATTGAGGTCTTGACTTCCGGCCAACCTCAATTGTCGCGTTGCGACTCGTTCATCTCGTGATCGATGCGCCAATCCGGATCATCATCCCGGCGCATCGATCCCCTGCCCACTCGCTTCATGCATGCGCTGCGCAGTACCTCGCGACGGTTGCTCGGCTAATCCCGAAATGCGCCATGGTGTCGGCAATGCTCGCGTCGTTCGCCTTTCGCCAAGAAGCAACCTCATGCGCATCCGCAGCCATGGGACGGCCTAGACTCACCTTACCCCGATGGGTTCGACCGACAGCGGCAAGCGAGGCTTTCGCGGCCTGCCTCCCAGCATCACAGCGCTCTTTGATGCGATTTCTTTCCATTTCAGCGATTTGAGCAAGTACAGCAACGATTAACTCCCCGACCCCTCTCCCTATGGGGCCTAGGCCATGCACATGCAGGGTAACGCCCTTATCCAGCAGCTTCCGCACCATAGACTGAACATCGAGGGCATCACGGCCTAGCCGATCAAGCGCATACACATGCAGCGCGTCGCCCTCGCGTACATACTCTAGCAGCGCCTTGAAGCCCTCACGCTTCTCAGCCAGCGTGGCACCGCTGACCCCTTCGTCCATGAACTCCCGGTCAAACCCACCGCCCATAGCAGTGCGCTGGGCCTCTATGGTCTGCCCTTCGGTGCTCACGCGGTAATATGCAATCTTGCTCACGAAACCCTCCGAGTCTCAAAAGATACCCTGATCCTAACGGGATAGTATCATAAGTCAATATCATATCTTTTGAGGCAATATATCGGGGGTATTTCGGGGTCTATCTACCTACAACTTTTGAGACATCGCCGGATGCGTCCCGGATATGGCGAGGTTCAAGGGTGGCGGGGGATTGCGGGTATTACGCTGGTGCGCGCCGCTGGCAGGCCGGGAAGATCGAAGAATGCCGGAATGCCTTGGGCGCAAATGGGAGCGATGGTTGGGCGGCGCTATGGTTGGATTTGGCCCACTCCAGCCAATCCCCACCAATTCTTGTTGGAAACTTAATCGATGAGGCGCTAACCTTCGCCACGGGAAAGGGGGATGCAATGAAGTTAATACGATCATTTTCAACAATCCTCGTCGCTGGGGCATTAGTTAGCGGCTGTCAGAACAAGGTCGAGGAAGCAGTCAAAAGAGTTCTCATTGATGGTGACTCCGCAAAGTTTGATGATGTAAAGCGGTGTTCTGCTGACAATGAAATTTATAGTGGTCGCGTTAACGCAAAGAATCGCATGGGTGCTTATACGGGATTTGAGCCATTCTTTTACGATGGGACGCACGTAGCTTTTGCTGCCGATAGAAATTTTACGGAATTAATGAATCGCTGCTATCACCAGCGAGAAGTCCGTTCAGAAAATGCCGGCCAAGAGCCTGATTCTACGAGCAATAATTTTTCTCCCGCTCCTCATGAAGAAACAAAGTGGATTATTAACGAAGATACAAATCCTGTAGACGATAGCAAAACTCGAAGAGCGACCCTCATAGCAGATGAAGGGTCTTCTTCGATGGGAGATTCGGTATCCCTTACAATCCGATGCATGTCCAATAAGACGGAATTATTTGTAAACTGGAATGACTTTCTTGGTGATGATAGTCATGATGTTTATAATGATTGGAAGAATGTAATTGTCCGAGTCGGAGAAAATAAAGCGCAACAGCAGCGTTGGGATATATCCACCGATAGCAAAGCTACTTTTGCACCGGGTTCGCCAATCGATCTTATCAAGCGAATGCTCAAGGCCGAGCGTTTAGTGCTTAGGACAACGCCCTATAATGAGAATCCCGTTACAGCAGTCTTTATGCTGAAAGGTATGGAGAATGCCGTGGCTCCTATCGCAGAAGAATGCGGATGGAAGCTGTAGATCAACCCGAATTCGCCTCAATCAGCGCAGCCCCGAAATCATCCAGTGCCGTGCGGTCCCGCTTTGTAACATCGCGGGATTTCGCGGCCATGCCGAGCTTGATGAGGATGGCATTGAGGGCTTGGGCGTTCTGGCGATAGGCGGTTACGTCCACGTCCTTACCTTCCAACAGGTCGGCGGTGAAGCGCTCGCACAGGGTGGCAAGGGTCGCGGCATTCATCAACAGCAGGCGTTCGGCAGCAGTGGGATTGCGCTGGAGTTGGCCGGCAAGATCGGATGCGAGGGTGCGGAACCGCTTGGCTTCCGAAGTTCTGCCGTCAATTTTCCGGCCGCCGATAATCAGCGGCTCGTTGGCGAAGGTGTCGAGTTCGATCATTGTGATGGACCGCGTGGGATGAGACGTTTACGGCCGGCTTGGCGTGAGCGAAGTTCGATATAGTCCAATGCGGCTTCCCGGACTGCGGCGGGATCGAGGCCGGCGGAAAGGCATACGACTTGGAAATCCTGCCCGGCATTCCGGAACCAGCGCAGGGCATCATCGCGTTCCTTCCTGCGCCATTTGCTTCGGCTGCATGCATCACAAACCGCATTGTTGATGACAGCGAGCATCAGCCTGACTTCGGGTGAGGCATCGGAATTTTGGGGAGATTCTTGGATTGAAACTGGAGTGTAGGCGGTCAATGCGCGGCCCCCAGGACGGCCTTGCATCGGCATCCATATTCAATCGGGGGTGTCATGAAATCGCCCAACGGGGTTTTGAACGGCTTATCGAGGGGAACGCCATCGGGGTTCAGGCCGGGTACGGCGGAATGGGTTGCGCGCACGCGTTCATCGCCTGCGGTTTTCCAGAACCGGCGCTGGTCGGCATCGATATGCCCGAGGGACTGGCCATATTGCCAAGCCGCGAGTTTGGCGGACTCCGCGAAGCCGTGGATGAGGTTGCCGGCGACAACATTGATACGATGATTGCGCAGGGCCGTCGCATGCCGGTCTAGGATGGTTTCGGCTTGGGCTGCGGTTGGTTCGTCGGCAAGAGACTTCATGAGAAGCCGGCGTTGGGCACCGCTGATCCTGCCACGGGTGGCATATATGATCTTGGCGGCATTTACGTTGCGCACGCGGCTCCAGCGGCCCGTGGCGGGGTCTTGCACGAGCTTGGTGGGTGCATTGAGATATTGCTGGAAGGCGTCGCGGATGATCCCGAGGGAGGTTGCCTGCGCTTCGGTAAGGCCGATCACGCGGCGGATTTGCAGCATGCGGGAATAGGCGGTGCCGCTGGCGGCAAGCATGTCGCGCGCGGTGTTCAGGATAGCCCGCGAGGATGAAGTGAGGAATTCACGGGAGAAGTCACCAAAGGCTTGCCGGCGTGCAGCGGTGATGGGTTCGGCGCGAGTGTTCAGGACGAAACCGACGACAGCAGCGGCAAGGGCGGCAGCGGCATCGAAGAATGATCCGAGGTCATCGGTGAAGGTGGATGCTTCGATGGACTCCTTGAGGGGCGTGAATTCGTCATCGTCGAAGCCGAGGATAATGGCGAGTTGATCGCGTTCATGGTCGGTAATGGCATCAGCTTCGTCCGCGTGGTTCAGACTGGCTTCAAGCGCCTGCATGTCCAGCGCATCACGGATGGCCTCGATTGCCGCGCGTAGCGCCTTTTCGAATTCAGGTTCGTGCGAGACTGCGAGGCTGTCGAGATTGTCGGACATGCTCAATCAGTCACGTCCAGCAGCGCCACCGCATCGTCGTAATAATCCGACCAGAAATCGCTGAGCGCCGTGTAGCCGGCGTTCAGACAGTGGATGCCATCGCTGAAATAGGTGCCGTAGGGCCCCGGATCATCGGGACAGGCTCCCTCCACACCGACTGTTGTGTCTTCGTGGAGCGGGACGAAGATGTCATAATCCGTGCTCGTCTCTAGTGCCGCGTTGAACGAAGCACGATTGGTGTAGTGGGCATCGGATTTGCTGTTGTCGATGCTGGTCCCGACGACGATCGTTATTTCCGGCGCCGCCGCGCCCACCGCTGCGAGATAGGCCTTCATGCCCGTCGCTGCGGTGTCCGGCTGATTGTAGAACTCGAAGGCATGGAGGATGATCGGGATGCCCAGCTCCGCAGCCAGCCCCGCATATTGCCCCGTCACGGCCGCCATCATATGGTTGGACGTGCGGCTCCCGATGGCGAGATTGTGCCAGGAGTCATAGCTCCGGCCCTTCGCGTCCATGAGCTGATTGGGCCACGCCTGCTGGATGGTGGCGCGGTTGCCGTCGACCGTGGTGCCGACGCCGTAGGTCTGGCTGTCGCCGTCGAAGATGTCGAAATGGTCGAGGTCTGCCCACGGATAGGCCTGTCTGTATTTATCGTGGAAGAATTTGACGACCTGACAGATTTCGGCGGTGGTCAACGCACGGTTGTAGCATCCGACATCCGCGATATGCCCGACGAAGCCATGCGCCGCCGTGCCATTGCCCGGTGCTCCAAGAAGGTAATCACCGGATGAGGCGGGAGATACACCAGCCCCGGCATAGCCGCCCATATTGTCGAAGAAATTGCCGAGATTGGCTTGATTGGAAAAGATGGAGCTGCGCCGCACGACGATGACGCGGAACCCCGCGCTCGACTTGTACCGCTGTCCGCCGCGTCCACCGCAAAAATTCTCGCTTGCGACGTAGCTGCGCTCGCCATCGTTGACGTTCGAAGGGCTCCAGAACGTCCGGTAATTGCCGAGCCCCGAAGGATTGGTTCCCACGTTCAACACAAAGAAAAGAGTGACGCCGGTTGTGTCATTATAACGATTAAGGGCATCCATGAGCGCCGTGGGCCGCCCCAGATTGAGCCAGTGCGTTTGATCGAATTCCAGCACCGGCTGGCCGCCCACGGCGGTTGCGCGAAAGGTCGGTTGATTGGCGCTAGTCGCCTGCGCCATGCTTACGCCGGCGATGCTGTCCGTCCAACTGTCCACCGTTGCACCATCGGCAAGCACCAGATCTTCAGGCCGGAACCACAATGCGAGATCTTCGGCGGCGGGAATGGATGCTGTGGGCGTCGGGGTCGGGGTATAGGAACCGTCGATGATCGTAACCGGCAACGGATTGTCGTCCGAGACCGGCTCACCGAGCCTGAACAAGCCGGCACCTTCAATGATCTTGATTGGTGCGGGGTTGGACTCAGATTTCGGTTCACCCGGTTTGAACGGGCTTTCGCTCTCGCTGATCGTGACTGGCGTCGGGTTTTCGGTTGAGGCGGTTTCGCCTGCGTCGAACGGCATTTCAAAGTTTCCTATGGGATTCGGGCATTAAAAAGCGACTTCGGCCACATGCGCGCTGGACGCGATCAACAGCGGCTCAATCAGGCGGCGGACATGCTTGGGCAGGTCATCCGCGATGGTCGGAAAGAACATCATCATGGAGCTTCCTACCTGCTGCATCTGGAGGTTGGATCGCTGGAGATCGCCTTGGGAAAGCAGGGAGATCGCGAATTCCACGGTTGCTGTGCGGATGATCGCCGGAATTTCGGGACTGAGAGGATAACCATCCGGCGCATTCACATTGACGCGCGGCCATGCGAGGGCCTGCGTTGGGGCGACGCGCCTCCCCTGCCATCTCAGGCGGTCTAGGAAGCTCGTGGCTGTCTTGAGGGCCGCACAACGGGTGTCGTCATCGGCATCGGTCCACAGCCCACTGAAGAGGCGATCAGCGGCAATGGCGTTGGCATCTTCAAGCGAGACATACGAGTCTACGCCGGGGGTAACTGTGTCAGGCATCGCAATTCATGGAATGTGAGGGAAATATGCCGGTCGCGGGCAAGGAGATGGTGCCCCACCGGCTTGTCGGGGTTGGATTGCGCGCGCACTGGCCGACTGATCGCGCCCGGAAGTGCTTCGCTTCCGGCTCCCAAATGGCCGCTGCTGCGGGCAACGGGATGCAGCACGCCATGATAAGGGAGACATTGTTGCCCGCTATATTTGTTAGAGCTTGATGCCCTTGAGGCGGGCGGCGCAACGCGGGTGTTCAAGAACCGGCGTGGCGTAGTGCTCGATGCGAGAGCGATAGGCGGGCTTGGAATCCAACTCGCCAAGGTCGCGAACGGAGATTGGCGCGGTCTGCGCGCCAAACATCGCACCGGGTCCGAAGCTTACTGCGTACAGCGAGGTAGTATTATTTGCCGTACCCTGAGTTTCATCGAAACCGAGGATTGCATTGCCTTCAGCGTCATCCTCGACAATCGCGAACGGGACACCATAATACATATCTACCTCACGGCCGAAATCATCCTTGCCGATGGAGAGGCAGTTAAGCGACCGGGCCAGCGCGCGAATAGTCTGGCGCATCTTCTTGTTCATGAGGATCACCGAAGGTGTGCCAGCAACGGCATCCACGAGATCGTCCAGCATCGCCATGGTCAGTGTGCCGCCATTGGTGCCGGCGGAAATCACCTGATTGCCGGTAAGGCGAACATTGAGGCCATCGAACTCCTTGGGATTCGTGGTGCTGTCACCATCGAAAATCGTTTTCAGATGACCGAGGCTCAGCGCCTTCACCGCCATTGCATCCTGAATGGCGCGAGTGTCATTGGTGCCGGTGCCCCATGCGACAAGCGCCACATCGACATCGAGATCGCCGCCCATGATGCGCAGCGGTTCGCTCTGCGGATTCACGATGCCAGTGGATTCCGAAAATGCCTCATTGATCCCACGGAATCCAATGCCGGGAAGAGTCTGCTCACGATTGTACACGTAAGCCGCGCCGGCAATATTCTGGTAGGGCATTCTCTCAAAAAATGGATTTGTGTTCGCGAATATTTCGACAACACCGGAAGTGAGTGGATCAGGGTTGAGCTTTGCCCATTCAGCCTGTGTCAGCATTTCAGTTTATCCTCTTATATTCTTTATGTTCTTATCTTCGCGTCACTTGGCGTAACCCGCCGCAAGCCGCGCGAAGACCGGCAGGGACGTGGTATCAGGGGTTTTCGGGGTGATGGCCGGCTTGCCCGTCTCAGTGTTGGGCACCTTGGGCTTATCGAACGCGCCGGAAGCCTTGGCTTTGTTGAACCACGCGATTTGATCGGCCGGCGAAAGGCTGGTTGGAATCAATGCGCGCAGATGCTCGGGAACATCAGCCAGGACGGCTTTTGCGGTTTCCGCGAGTTGCTCCTTAAGCGCCGCAAGTTCAGCCTCACTCCCATCGCCTGCTCCTGCGGCGGGTTGCGGGGCTTCGCTTGCGGCACTCGGAACCGGCTGGAGGGTGCCGGATTCAGTTTCATTGTTGGTTTCTGTTATCATTCTGTTTCTCAGAGGGGCAAAGCCAGTGCGGCCGCTTCATCACGGCGGCGCTGGAGTTCTTGGTAGGCGGCTTGGCGATCGCCGAAGCCATCGGGGTTGGTGGCCATGAGGACATCCACGGGGCTCCAAATGCCCAGTTCCGTCTTGATCTGCGCGTTCGCGAGGGCTTCGGCCTCGGAAAGCTGATCCTGCTGCTCGGCAAAATCACAGCCCATGGTCGCATTGGCGGGGATGGTGCCGGGGGCGTGCGTGTTCACGACAACCTTGAGCACTTCGAATAGGCGGGATTCCATGGTACGCGCCTGCGCGATCTGATCCTGCCGGACTTCCTTCTCGTCGAGCCGCCCCGCATGCTTCGCGGAGCCGGATTCCGCTACCTTCGATAAATCGAAGAGGTCCGAGCCCACCCCATAAGTCGCGGCCGTCTCGCGCAACACGAATTCAATGGCAGAAAGAATGTCGTCCACCGGGGCATTAGGGCTGGCAAAGCCAAACTGGCCGTTCGGTGGCAGGGCAATGACCCGATCGGGACCGAACTGTAGAAGCTCCCCAGCGGAGAGGCCGGAGGCCCATGGTTGACCGTGCGCATGGTTCTCGACGGCACGCCACAGGGAGGCCAGCGCCACATTTACGGCATCCTGAGCTGCATAGAGATCGTCACCGCCGGGAATGAAGAAGCAGTCGTCGGGCAAACGGTCGAACCAAGGCACCATCGGAATGATGCCATATGGATTCTCGTTGCCGGGATTGCCCGGAACGGACTGCTTGCCGCCACGATGATTGAGCATGTGAAAGCTCGTGGCGGTCCAGTCGGCATAGCGGGTGTCTTCGACGCGCTCGCCGGGATAGGTCACAATGATACGCTCGGGGTTTTCGGGATCGGGGGCGATCACGTCGAGAACGTTGGGTGTATAGACATTCAGCGTCGGTTTGCCTGTGGCTTCGTTCCAGCCGACATGCAGCACAACCGTCTTGCAGACTTCGAGATACCGGCTGGCTTTCTTCAAAACCGCATCGGCATGAATCGCCTTATACAGCGCATCGCCGGCAGCTTGATCCATCCCCGTGAACACCCGACGCGGCGGGAGACGATATGTCCCTGCGCGCTTGTCGACAAGCGCGCGCACAATGTTGATTCCGAATATCCGGAATTTCTCGGGGCGGCTGAAATTCCTCGAAATCAGCGAGTAGGTATCATCACTGGTTTGATCCCAATAATACCTCAACCTGCGAGCATATTCATTTTTACGTGTATGCGATGAAGCCGTTATTCGGGATACTTCATTCGCGAATGATGGCAGTCTTATATTTATATTCTCTAAGTTATTTTTCGTTTATTATATATGAATTTAAAATATAAATAAAGAATAATCTATCGTGGCAATGAATGCGCTCCGATATTGTGAAGCTTGTTCGCGATGAACGCCGGCAAGTCCAAGGGAGCCACGGGGCCGCGCTGCAAATAGGCTTCATGGAGCTTGCGGGCTTCGCCCATCGATCGGCAGCTATCGGCGCAACCGGGAACGAATCCGCCGCCGTTCAGAACGCAGTTGGGCACTGCCGCGCCCCGGCCGTTGCACTGGATTCCATGAAGCTCGTATGGATTGAGCGTGACCGTGCGCAACGCGTACAGCGCCCAGACTGTGGCATGCACGAAATCATCATGAGCGCCACGGGGATGCGAGAAGCGCGGCACGCTGGCCTCACCATCGGTCGCCTTGCCGTCCTCATGAACTTCGAACACTCGCAGTTCTCCAATGAGATCGGTGAATTTGGGATGGATGTGCAAGCGCCCCTCCGCAGCGGCCTGATAGAGACCGAGGAAGGCGTGGTATTTCGAGCGGCGCGAGGGGTGTTGGACTTCTGTTCCGGCGTTGTAGGGGCGGGTGGCAGTCCATTCGGCAATGTCACCCGAGTTGTAGCTCTCCAGCACAAGCCGGCTCATTCCATGGTCGCGATGATAGCCATCTAGGCGGCTCTTGATGCCTCCTGCCCGGCTGAACGGAACCGCATCGGCATCGAGGATATAGACATGCTCTTCGTCCACGGCGATCTTCGCGACACATGCTGTCACAGTTTTATCGCCGTGGCGCGAACCGGAGAATGCCCGGTCCAATCCACCGCCGACGATATAGGCCGATCCTGCCGCCAACTCCTTCAAGTCGAGCGGATATTCGGAAATGCAGGGATTGAGAATGTCGCTGGGGAATAGGAGATTGGCGGCGTCCGACCAGCGATTCAAATGCAGCAACGCAAATTTGTGCGGGAGCATCTGCCGCGAGAGTGACCGAAGCTTGTTCGGATCGATCCACGCCGGAGATTTCGTGCATGCCTCTTCCAAGTCTGCATACTGGATATGCGAGAAGGCAATGGACCTATCGGGATTCTCAGGGTGGTTCGCGGCCTGAAATAAGGCCCACAGCATACTCGACTTCGGCGAGACGGTGGAATCGATCAGGAGGATTGAGCCGGTGGTATCCAGAAGCGAGCCGGCCAGCGCCTCATACACGTCATCGCCGCCGTTCTTGGCGGCATGAATCTCGCTGATTTGGGCACAACTTAACTTCTTGCCCCACAGCGCCGAAGGGTTCGCGCTGAACGCCTGAATGACACTGCCAGTGGACGGAAGCTCGATCCGATCCACACCGATCTTGACCGTGCCGGATGCCACCAGCCTTTTCAGGAAGGGGGTTTGCTCGAATGCCTGCCGGATTGTGCGGAACGCGGTATCAACGACCTGCCGCTCGCTGTTGGCCACCACGGCAATGTTCTCGGATGGTCGCGAGAGGAACCGCCAGATAATGGCCATGGCGCTAGTGGCAGTCTTGCCGTGCCGCCTTGGCCAGCAGAACACCGCAACGGAAACGCCTTCCCCATCCAGTGCCTTCGCAATCTCAGCGCGTTCCCGAGGGCCAGGTATAAACGGAATGAACCCGCCGGTCCCGCTGGGGACTCGGGGCTGAACCTCTTCGAGAAACTTGAAGAAACCCGCGCTGCCATCCCGCCAACTGGCGATAGAGGCTGCGAGGTTAGACGAACGGGACGAAACAGACACAACTACACTTCGAATAAACACAGATAATTTCAGGAAAACGGCTCCCACAAGAGCACTAGCCTATGGCACTCGGCTTCCTAGTGGCCCATTTCTCCGGGCTTGGTCCGCAAGCGGTCCGTTTCTATGTCGACGCCCAAAGGCGAAGCCATCCGGGAAAACCGCCGGATTTCGGTGCTGCGACATACCTCCGCAGGTTGGTCTGAGACCCAAACATCCAAGTTAGGACCGGGCAACGACAAACAACAGTATAACCGAAAATCAAAATTCTTCAAAGCGAAAGTTGGCGAGCTTGCCGCCCCTCCAACCTCCCCTAAAGTCGCAACGTCTCATACCCCTCGGGCGCGCGCTCGCGCGCATAATGCGCTCGCGTGTACGCGCGTGTATATTTATTAATTAATATATATTTATATATATTATATATAATTATATTAGATTCATAGATTCCATGGAATTGAAACCCCTCCCCTAAAGGGGAGGGGTTAAAGAAAAAATTCGGCTTTCAGCCGAATTTTCTCAACTAACCGAAGGTTATGAGATATATTCAGTTCCAATGAAAGTCTTCGGTTTTGATTTCAATATCGAAGATTGTGAAAATCTATGCATTTTAAAAATTTCCTCGGATTTCCCGATGAAATACCGAAACCTACAAACCCAACACCTAGACCGCCTCTAAATTCCCCGCAAACACCCCTTACAGTTCGAAAACAACCCTCACAGGTACTGGACAGCCAGAAAGCCCTATCGCTGCTCTACGGGGCTTAAAATCAAAATTAGGGGCTATTCGGATTCAGCGACTTCGAATAGCTTTGAGAAGTCGACAGGCTTCCCATCCTTCACTGCACGTCCACGTTCAATCGGAATGAACCTAACACTCTCGATGAGACTCGACGACAGTTTCGGCGTTCCCTGCCGCGCCTCGCCATACACTCCGGTAATACCATGCAAAGTGTGCCCCAAGATGAGCGGCCCAAACACTTGATCCAGATGACCGGCGGCGCGCATTTGGTCTGCCATAGTATGACGAAATGAGTGCGAACCAAAGCCGTCCTTATCATCTTTGGACTTGACATCGATCGATGCGAGATAGCGCCGCCACCATTTTGATGGCTCATCGCCAAACTGCCCCCTGCTCCCCTTTTTCAAATCCGGAAACAACTGGCGATTCCCATCTTCCGAAGCGCGCTTCTTCTGCCGGTCTACGAATTGCAGGATGCCAATTTCCAAAAGTGTGGAATGCAACGCGACCAAACGGGATTTGCCGTTTTTCGTGCGCTGCCCGGAGGATTCGTCATGTCGAAACTCGACACACCAAATGTCTTCGAGATTGATGAGGTCATCAACATGAAGCTGTGCCACTTCACCAATGCGCGCGCCGGTGAAAAGACAGATAAGCGGTATCCACTTCCGCCAATCGTCGGCGTGATCTTGGTCAGAAAACAGCGGCTGATCGATAATCTTTTGAATTTGTGCAGCAGTGAATGGAGGCCGGGATTTTTCCCGCCGCACTTTGCTTATGTCCTTGTGCAGCCCACTGAACGGATTTCCCGTGACCCGCCGCTGCCCCTTCTCACTCCGAAGCCAGTCGAAGAACGGAGATAGCGTAGAAATATATCGCTGTTTCGTAATGATAGAAAGCGAAGCCGCTCCCTCGCGCTGCCCCTTCTCAATCGCTTGATGGACGGTTAGCCCACGATAGTCCCCGCGCTTCTTGTAGCCGCTCGGAATTTTGTCGAGCGCATCGACATACGCCTTCGCTTCATTATATCCGATGGCCGAAATTGCTGTGTTCTCACCTACAAATTCAGCGAACTGCGCAATCACCATGCGGTCTTGCCCAATTCCAGCCGGTCGCTTCGCCTTCGAAGACAGAAGCTCGCCGGCATAAATCTCGAATAACTCCTTGATCGTCTCGCCGGGTTTTGCCCTTGCCGCCTCGCGCTCCTTGGCATCCTTCACAAGATCAGAACGCGGCGCGGCCTTGAACTCTCCGGCAATCCGGCGCGTAAATGTCTCGGTGGCGTCAATGCTGGCCTCCGCAATACCGCGCACGAAATCTTGGTAGGCACCACTACCCTTGATGATCGACAAGCCGTGCTTCTCGATTGCTCGGTCGGCCGCAGCCTCCCACAACGAAAAATCACCATCTTGAAAACGACGAGCAAGGCGCACGACATCGGCCTGTCGCTCCGCCAACTTCGCCGAATAACTTCCATCATCGGCGGGCCAATTCCTTCGACCAGCCTCCAAGCGCTCGGACATGGCGTCAAAACCAATCCTGACCGCAAGGGCTTTTGGATCACTCACCCGTTCGGGTTCGAGGATACCCCAGCGCTTGTCTTGTTCGGCCGCATGCTGCCGTGCGAGCGCCTTGGCCTGACCGAGATCGGATGTGCAGAGACTGAATTGGATGACGCGCTTACCGCCTTCCAGCGACCGCCGATCCTTCGGCACGGCACGGCTAAACCATAGCATCCGGGAGTTAGGGCGCTCCCACACATAATCTGTTCTCTGACGGGTCGACTTAAGCATGCCTTCCCATAGCACAGGACGCGTAAATTGACAGCAAAATTGACAGTAAGAATGACAGGGCAGGCTCAGGAAAGTAAGGAATACCGCGAATCCTGAGAAATCCTCTGTCAATATGCCTTAGGGACTCCCATCCTCTTTCCCCGACCATTTACATCCGGCGTCCTTCACGAAGGTGCCCCTTTCCTGCGCCGGCATATCCGAACCCCGGACGATTGCCCGCCCGGCATTCAGCCCGCCCGCCGTGTCTATTTCGTCAGATCGCTGATGTCGTTCGTGTTCCAGGGATCGGGCAGCCGGGCCTGCGGGCAGAAGCGCGCGGCCATGGCCTCTCCGCCGTCGGCCGGCGCGCGGGAGAAATGGGTCGCGTCCGGGATCTGCCACAAATAGGTCGTGGTCTCGACCTCCTCCGCGCTGCCCCAGGCCTCGCCTCCGCTCGAACAGCGCTCCGTCACCCGGTAGGTCTGCGGGCCGGTCTGCTCGATCGACCTGAAATCGCAGGCATAGCGCGAGCCGCCATAGCCATCCCGCCGGACGAGCATCAATGTCGCGTTGGACGCCTCGCCGCAGGGCGTGCCCGAATCGACATAGAAGCCGCGCGTCAGCGGCAGCGTGCCGACCTTTCGCGGCTCGGGCGCCGGCGGGGCGGCCTCGTTCGCGGTCGCCTCGTTCGCGTCATTCGCGACGACCGCGTTCCCGGCCGTCATGTTTCCGGCGGCGGTGTTGGCGGCCGCCATGTTCATTTCATTGGCCATATTGCCGGTGTTGGCAGTCGCATCGGCGCCTGGCGCATCGCAGGCCGCGACGAGACAGGGCAGCGCAAGCGCGGGCAGCAAAGACAGGTATCGCATGATCGGTCCCCCAGCGGACAGAACGTCCGCCGCGCAGCCTGCGCGCTCCGCTCGCCGGGGTAAAGCCCCGATGCGCGGGGATCGCGCCGCCCCTGCGCCGCGCGATCATGGACTTGAAGGCCCGGCATCCCTAAATGCGCGCCTATGCCCGTGCCATCCCCGTCCCTGTCCTCCCCGTCCTTGCCTTTCGCCAAGATGCATGGCCTCGGCAACGACTTCGTCGTGATCGACACGCGCGAAACGCCC